CTTGTCGAGATTGTAAATACCGGCAGCACTGAGATAAATAGAGGATCGCACGTATTAAGTGATGCCCCTTACTTTGTGAATAACACCACTTTATACCGGCTAGATACGGACGATACAGTCACAAGCCTAGGCACAGTAGAGGGTGATGGGCGTGTATCAATGGCAGACAACGGAAATCAATTAATTATTGTCGTGCCGGGAACTAAAATAGGATACATCTATACTGTTGCTGGAGGATTGGTTCAAATAACAAGCGCGACATTTATAGATCCAAGTAAAGCGGCCCCTGAAATAGTTGTATTTATTGATGGTTACTTTGTTGTTACACGAGGAAGTAAAGAATTCTTTTCATCCAACATCAACAACGGTTTAATATTTGACGCTTTAGATTTTGGTACTGCAGAGGCCGATCCCGACATCATAAGAAGTGCTCACGTACACAAGAATCAATTGTATATTTTTGGCTCTGAAACTATTGAAGTATTTCAGAATGTAGGTGGCGCTGACTTTCCCTTTGTTCGTATTAACGGATTTGTTATACCTAAAGGGATCACTGCTCCATTTTCAGTTACTGCTTTTGATGGTACGTTTGCATTTATTGGTCAAGGTGTAAATGAATCTCCTAAGATTTATATATTTACTGGTTCGGGCGTGTCTCCTATATCAACAACATCGATAGACTTTCTATTACAAAGCGGATCTGAAACTATTGCTGATGCTTTTGTATGGAATTACACGTTTAGGGGTGCAACTTTTGTGGGTTGGTCCAATACTAACGGCACGTTTGTTTATGACTCTAAGGCTAGTGGACTGGCTGGCGCTAAGATTTGGCATCAACGGCTAAGTTCTAACGTTCAGCAAAAAACAAGGTGGCGTGTTAACTCATTAGTTACTGCTTACGGCAAGTTATTAGTGGGTGATTCAGAATCTGGTATAATAGGTCGTATTGATAACGATGCAGAAACAGATTACGGCAATGTTATAGAAACAGATTTCGCTATGCCAACACTAGAAAACAATTCAAAGCCGATGTTCTTTAATTCTATCGAGACTGTTTTAGATTCAGGTAAGGCACTCAAGAACGGTGCTGAGCAAAACATAAGAATGTCTTATAGTGACAATGCTAGAACTTATTCTCCTTATAAGAATAGAGGCATCGGCAAGACTGGAGAGTTTGAAAAGAAACAAAGATGGAATCAATTAGGTACTACGCGCAGGTATCGTATATTCAGGTTCAAAATGGACGCGAGAATGGTAGTTATGAAAGTGGTGATAAATACCGATGGCTAAAACATTAAACAATCAAACTATTGATACTCGATGGTTGATGGACGGGAAGCCTACAATTGAATTCTTTACTTTGATTGAAGCTATTGCTGCTTATGAAATGCTTGATGGTACTGGAAGTCCTGAAGGTGTAATTAAGGCAAAGTTTAAGGTTTGGTACATCGATACAGCGAACAATGATACTTACATAAAGACAACTAGTGAGAGTGTAGATACAGGATGGATACTAAAGTAAGATTTGCAACAGTAGATGATATGCCTGTACTTTTAAGAATGGGAAAATCGTTCTTTGACAAGTCCGGTTATGCCTCTATTTCTAATTACAACGTAGAAGCGGTAGAGGATTTATTCTTAAAATTAATAGATAGTGACGGTGTGGTTACAGATGGAGAAAGCGGCATGTTAGCTTTTGTACAGTTCCCCTTATTCTTTGACCCTGAATCAACGGTAGTTCAAGAGCTGTTCTGGTGGGTTGACGAAGACAAAAGGGGAAACGGCGTTGCTAAAAATATGTTATCATTCGTAGAAGAAGAAGCCAAACAGAGACAGGCTAAAGCTGTGATCATGCTAAACATTAATGATTTAGATGGTGATGCAGTTGCTAATTTATATCAGAGACTAGGCTATAAAAAAGCAGAATCAATGTTTATGAGGTCCATATAAAATGGCTATTAGCACAGGCGCGGCAATTCTAGGAGGCACTATAGCCTCTAGTTTTTTTAGCAGTAAGTCACAAAAAAAAGCAACAGACAAGGCAGCTCAAGGCGTTATAAACGCTCAGGGCATATCTGAAGCGGCAGCGCAAAAAGCCATGTCTTCAGCTCTTGCTTTGTATAACCCTGCATTTGCTGACATATCAACTAGTTTAAATCAGGCTAGAGGTGACATACTAGCAGGTCGAACATCTGCTCAAGACGTTCTAAATCAAGCGTTTTCTAAATCATCTCAGACGCTACAAACATCAGCTCAACAATCAATGAATGCACTGTTAGGAAATCAACCTATGATGCCTCCATCGGCTTTACGTAAGCCAGAAAAATTTGTGGCCCAAGATAGACGTCAAAGAATGCCGCCTCCTGGCTTACCACAAGAAACAATACAACAACCTGACGGAACTTTTATACCTATGCCAACCGATGGCGCTGGCGGTATACGAAAAGGTGACGCTGGCATACCTACACTTAATTATGGTTCAGATTTGCGTGGCGGCGTTAATGATCCGAACGTTGCAATAGGCCCATTTCCCGAAGGAGATCCAAGAGGTAATTACGAGCCAAACCCATCAACAGATCCAATGCAGCCGTTAGAAGGTGAATTGATGCCATCTCAAATGGCTGACATGAATTACAACCTGCAGCAGCCGCAAGGGAGTTATGGCATGGAGCCTGCTATTTCTGACTTAAGAAATGCGGCAGTGGGACAGGTAGGCGCTTTAACTGGTGGCGCTTACGATGCTATGCAATCAGGTCAGCAAGGTTATGATGAGGCAGGAAATATAGTAACTGGTGCTTTTGGTACTGGAATGAACATGTTACGAAGTGGCGTAGACCGAGCAAGAGGTGATATCACTGGTCAACTTGATCAAGGCTTGTCTGCTTTACGTGGGGGCGTTCAAGCTGGACGCGGTGACATACAGCAATCAAGTCAAAGCGCTATTGGTAGATTTGACCCATACGCACAAGCCGGACAATCAGCATTAGATGTTGAAGCTGCTAGAAGTGGCGCATTAGGACCAGAAGCACAAGCACAAGCATTTGCACAATATAATGAGTCTCCTGGTCAAGCGTGGGCGCGTGAGCAAATGGAGAAATCAACACTTAGAACGCAAAACGCGATCGGTGGTGTTGGTGGTGCGAACGTACAAAAAGCATTAATGAGAGAAAGGTATGGTTTATCTTCTCAGAATTATCAAAGAGATTTAGAAAACTTGCGATCACTTGCTGGACGTGGGCAACAAGCTGCAGGAAGTCAAGCGGGCATCGAAACACAAGCCGGTCGTGATATGTCTCAACTTGCTATGCGTGGCGGCGAGATGGAAATAGGCGCTAGACAACGTGCTGGTTCTGAATTAGGCGGTATGGAATTCGGTGCAGGTCAATATGGCGCAGGAGCTGCAGAACGTGCAGGATCTTCTTTGAGTCGATTAGCTGAAAACCGTGGATTGTATACTGGTGGAATGCAACGCGATTTAAGTCGTGACGTATCTAATGTTTATGGTAGAACTGGTGAATTAACTTCAGGCTTAAGAATGAATACCGGCCAAATGATTGCTCAGCAACTTGGATTAAGTGGCCAACAACAAGCTCAGTTAGAACAGCAACTTGGTATAAGCTTTGCTAACATGGACCAAAACACTGCACAGCAACTTGCACAATTAGCAGGACAACAAGGCGGGGCAACAAGCGGATTAAGAACTGGTTTGGCTGCATTACTTGCAAATATAACTACTGGCCAAGGTTCGCAGCAAGCTAACATGGCTATGCAGTTAGGCGATATAGAGGCTGGAGGTGTAACTAATCCAATTGGTAACGCTATTAATACAGGGATAGGTATTTACACTGCTAACCCTACTATTTTTGGTGGTAATCCTCAGCCGATGGCACCGCAAACTAGTGGATATCAAGCACCAATCTTCCAAGCAGAACCGGCAAGTAGATAGGATAAAAATATAATGGCTATACCTAATTTCCAACAACAATCACAAAGCGCATTACGTAGCGGTTTAGATATTGGTGGGGCACTGCAAAACGCTGAAACCTTGCGCCTTAATCGTGAGCAGCAACAGCAGCAACAAGGAATTCAAGCTCAAAATCAAGAGTTTAATTTGCAACAGCAGCCTTTAAAGTTACGTCAAATGGAAGCGCAAGCTACAGGAATGGAGCAACAAAACGAAAGAGCTGATTTACTGCAAACCGCTATGCTATTGGCATCTATACCTGAAAAGGACGGTAAACAGTTGATACCTGAGATGATTAACAAGTATCAAGGTAATGAACCTGTACTTGCTGCATTACGCGAATTATATCAAAGCAAAGGCGTTGATTACATATCCAAAACCATGTCGGCTGTTCAGGCTTTTGGTGGCAAATCTGCAGGCGGTAAAGATACCGCCCCGTCTAAAGTTAAAGAGCTTGAGGCAGCTGGTTATGTACGAGGTACGCCAGAGTTTCAAGAAGCTATGAAGTCTCTTATATTTAAAGACACCGAAGGAATGACATCACTTAAAGCCTCTGACGTTAAAGGAATTAATAGTGACGTAACCGCATTTGTTAAACCTTGGAAAGAAGTATATAGGGCCGCTAAAGATCTGGACGCATTAGGAAAAGCTAAAACACCTGCTGGACAAATGGCTATGATATTCAAGTTTATGAAAGCTTTAGATCCTGCATCTACAGTAAGAGAAACTGAATTCCAAGCAGCACAAAATACTACGGGAATGCCGGATAGAATATTTAATATGGTACAAAAAGCCAGTAGCGGTATTTTCTTAAGTGAAAAACAAGTAAAGGAATTTGTTGATACTGCAAAAATAATGTCTAACTCTAGAGCTGAAAACGTAACTGGCGAAGTAAATGATTATCTCGCGCCTTACGGAAGTATGATTGATGATAAGCGTAGAGCTGCATTCCTGAATAGAGCTAGCACTAAAATGTTTGATGTTAAAGCGCCAGAGCCTATAACTGCCACGCCAGCAAGCACAACTCCGCAAGTAGGAGAAGAAAGCGATGGTTATAGATTTATTGGCGGTGATCCTTCATTACCTGCAAGTTGGGAGAAGATTTAATGCCTAACCCATGGGAAAAGTTTCAGACTCAGAAAGATAAAAAGCCTTGGGATATATACCAATCACCACAACAGGACGCTTTTAAATCTTTAGCATCCGAACAAGGGCCGATTGATACGGCTATGATTGCAGCCGGTAAAGGTGTTATGGATATAGGTCGTGTGCTTGGTATAGCTGATGACGCATCAGACGTTGAAAAGAAAGCGTACGGAGCGTTAAAGGAAGAATCACCAATAACAACAGGATTAGGAGAAGCTTTGCCCTATGTGGCCGCTTCTGTTCCTCTTGGTGGTTTAGCTCTTGCTCCAAGAGTTGCATCTATGGCGGGTTTGGGTGCTGCAGAATTAGGAATCCCATCATTAGCGGAGGGTGAAGATGTTAGTACTACATTATCTAAGGCAGGTGTTGGCGGCGTTATTGCTGGCACTCTGGAGGCTGTGTTTCCTGTGTTCGGTCGCTTACTTGGGAATGCATATCGTAAGTTAACCGGTACAACCGTAACAGAAGTTTTCGACCAAGCAGGCAATGTTGTTCCGGAAGTTCAACAAGTGCTTGATGCTAACAATATCAACCTAGATGAAATAAAAGGCACTGCTGTAAGCTTGGTAGAGCAAACAGCTAAAAACCCTGAAGAGATGGCTAAGATAGCTAGATTCAAAGAGCAGGGTATGCCGTTTACACCTGGGGATATATCCGGTGATTTCTCTCAACGCTCTAAAGAGGCCCGATTACTTGAGATTCAAGACGAACCAATGGCTGAAGGATTGCGACAACTAAGAACTCAACAAGCCGAGAAGATAGATATATTAAAAACACAGTTAGTCGAATCATTAGGCGATCCAGAAACTGCCGGAGAAATGACTAAGCTTGGTATTGGTGGCGCTCTTGATATGTCGAAGTCCAATAGAAAACAAGCTTATGCATTACTAGCGGAAAAAGCTGGCATGAGTGGAGGTATACCAATTCCACAAGATAAATTACTATCTACTATTTATGAAGACCCTGATTTTTTAGGTATGCTTGACGGACTTAACACACAAGAGTCACAACAACTCAGTGATTTAATGGTTAAGTATGGCGTAGATACAGAAGAAAGCGCTATCGAGGATTATCTATCCAGAAATGTATCTAAAGGTATATTCAGTAGAGGAAAACAGATATCAGAGCTAACAACGGCTAACGCTGAAGATTTATCCAAAGCACTAAATAGCATAGTATCACCCACATCATCACCGGCTCTTAAAGGTGTTATTGGTAAAATCAAGTCAGGAGTGGATAAAGGATTTGATTTGATCGACGATGCAATATTTGATACTGCTGAACTGGTCGGATTAAAGAAAACAGCTAGACAGGCTCATATTGATTTAATGCAAGAGTTTGGAAAAGGCGGAGTTGTAAACAAATTGATACAAGCCAAGCAGGATGGTATATCTCAAGTAGTCGAAGCATCTAATGTATTCAATGAATTATTTAAATCTGGCCGCACAAACACAATAGAACAAATACAAAAGGTTACTGCTCAGCTTGGTAAAACTGCAAAAGGTAAAAAAGCATTAGGTGATTTACAGGCTGCATTTGCGCTTGATGTTTTAGATAAAGGATTTCAAAAGTCAGACAAGATTAATGGTCAAATATTATTTCAAGGTAACACTGCGCTAAATAGACTTGAATCGCTAGGTATGAAAGAAGCTAAAGAGTTGTTTAAAGATAACCCTAAAGCATTTGGTAAGCTTAAATCTATCCTTGATACTGGTGTAGACATAACGCCTAGCAAGAAAGAAGTATTAAAGGGATCTGCTGGTTTAATTGCAAACTTGGCCGCACCATTCGCACAGCTTGCAGCTACCGCTAAGTTTGGAATGCCTATGGGCGTAGTCAATGCTATGAGTAAAATCTCTCAAGCAGGTTCAGATAAAAAATTACTAAAAGAATTATTTAAAAACAACCCTAAACTAGTAAAACACGCTCAGTTTATTAAAAACGATTTACCGAACATTGCTGTTATACTAGGACTTTCACAAATGGATGATAACGATGGCTGATTTATTTACCCCGTTTGCTCAATTTTTTGATAAGAATGGCGATCCTTTATCCAAAGGTACGCTTAAGTTCTTAGAGGAAGGCACGACAGATACTTTATTAGATACGTTTTCTGATTCTGCCTTACTCAATAAAAACACTAACCCTGTTGTATTGGACGGCGAAGGTAGACTACCTAACCTGATATTCGGCAAAGGTGTTTACAATGTAATCCTAAGAAGCAAAGCAACCACTGCAAGCCCTAACGGTGTATTGATTGACCAGTTAGACCCAATCGGAGGAAGTTCGGGATTAAAGACAGCTTTCGATTTGTGGGATGAAAGCACGATTTACAACATACCTAATATTGTTTCAAGTTTAGATGATAAATTTTACAAGTCATTGACTGACGGTAACTTTAACAACGACCCAACGTTATTGCCGGGTGAAAATCCTGATTGGGAAGAATGGCCTGTTAACGGTATTTACAATACTAAAATACCTTACGGTATTGGCGATATAGCTCAAACTGTCGATGGTAATTTATGGAAGTCATTAACCGCTCCAAACTTAAATAACGATCCAGATACCGACGATGGCACGAACTGGGCTAATGCAATCGATGAGCAATGGGTAAATAAATCAGCAGCCTTTACGGTATTTGCTGGTAAGTCATATCAAATTGATGCAAGCGGAGGCTCAGTAGATGCAGCATTACAAACGTCTTATGTTGTTGGTGATGTTATTACTGTACATAACGAAAGCATTTCTACAAACCTAGTTAGATTAACAAATACAGCGCTAACGATTAAAGATAATAATGGCACGATTACAAGTGCAGACAACTTGGTTTTATCTGCTGGCAATTCCGTTCAGTTGGTAGCTAAAACAACAACGATACTAGAAGTCGTAGGAGCAAAAGTATAATGGCTGATATATTATTAAGTACATTGGTTGGTGGTGGTGGATTAACACGATTAGCGCCTGATTTAACTTGGCCCAGTAGCAAGCAAAGTGCAACAGTAACATATGAGAGAATAACAGGCATTAACGCTCAAGGCTCTTTAACCACAGCGCTATTATTAACAGGTAAATTCTCTATTAGTTATCTATTTATATCAGGATGGACGGCGGAGGCCGTAACGATTAAATTGACTATTGATGGTGAGGTTATTTGGAATGATTCATTTTCAGCAACGCTTACAAGTGAGAATTTGCTTGGTCAGTTAAGCTCTGCCGGTTTAGGCCCGCAAGAGGTTATAAGCTGCGATTCGTCATTACTTCTAGAGATTCAAACAGCAACCGACACCAGTATAACGTTAGACCATACAACAAGGCCGATCCTATGAATGTAATATACCAAACCGCAACACATAAAGTTGAAAGCGCTGGCACTTTATATATTCCAACCAAATCTGATATTGAGCGAGATTGGCGTGATTCAGAGTTACTGCGTACTGACGAGTTAGTTAAGCTTCCTGATTACCCGGTTGATTTAACCGCTTATCGAGCATCATTAAGAGACTATCCACAGCAACCCGACTTTCCTAACGGAACAAGGACAACGATATGATATATAACGCTTACGGTAAACAATGCAGAATAAATACAAACGAGATATTTACAGGTACTTTTAGTATTCGAGCAGAATACGACAAAGATGGAACTTGGGCTTATATCGACGAACCAACACTGGGTAATTTATCAACAAAGGCGAAATGTGATGCAGAGTATCAAAAGGCTTTGGACTCGATTAACGCGTCTATGTTGGCGTTGTTTGGGGAAGTAACAGAGCCATCAAGCGGTATAGCCCGAATTGAATGGCTCATAGACAATAAAACAATAGTTGAAAATAATAATTTAAAGATAGGATAGATTTTTTAATAATCTTAACCTATACTGTTTTAGAGGTTTAAACAGCCTCTTCCTTTCCACGTATTATTTGTTTCGTTTTATACCTCGCTTATGTGAGGTATTTTTTTATCTATCGCAATAACATCTTCATCACATATAACTAGTTCGTAAGCTCCTTTCCATTCGTACTCAAACTTTAATTCTCCCGTTGATAACTTTCTTGCTGATGGTGGTTTTTTACCGTCCTTGATTTCAATAGCGATAGTATGTCCGTTCTTGCTAACCATAATGTCACAACAGTTTTTAAGTTGGCTGATAATTAATACATACCAGCCTAGCTTTCTAAATAGCGCAACAACTTCTTTCTGATTATCATCGATTCGGGCAGCTCTACGAAAACTCATGCGTTCGTATCTCCAATAGCGCAAGCGATATCAAAGTGAGGCGTATCTAAGTTCTCGTTAAACATACTATGTAGCATTTGACTAAATATCTCTGATTGCTTTCCGAACTTCCTAACAAAAGATTTTTTGTGATGAGTTACATTTAATAAATGATTACTACTAACATCATGCAAAGCAATAGGGACAGGTAAAATAAACCAGTGACCTATTTCAACCTTATCTTGTTTGGCGCTTCTACCTAAAACATGATGAAGTTGAAATTGCGATCCAGACCATTCATCGCCATATAACTCCCCTATGTTTTCAATAGCCCAATCAGATATGACACTCATCCACTTCTTTTGTGCTGTATTAGCTTGTTTCATAAAAAATTACTCCTTATCCATTTCATTACACTAATATTTAACCGGTAAACTTTCCCGCAATACAACTTGTAATACTTGCCGTTAATCTTACTCACAACGTCACCTCTTGGTAGTTCCTTGCCGCAACCACAAGCACAGATAACGCCTCTTTTACACAGAGTAATAATTTTCATATCTAGTAACCTTTTGTTGTAACTTATTAACTTTAGATTTTAACGCGGCTATTTGTTTCTTTTGCTCGAGTATCAATTCTTGATCCATCGCTAGCATTTTATCAAACTGTTCCTCAGTCCTTGGCATTGGATCACCTTTCTTTGGTGTCGTTTTATATTCCAACCAACTTTTAACTCGTTTCATCTCTAGCGCCTTATGGCTTAATATAATAGTTAGCATGGCTTTATTGCTCTTTTGACCAGCACTTCCCGCAAACTCTATTTTGAACATCTTGCTCGCTTTTGCAGTATTTACATTTACAACTTCTCAAGTAGAAAAAGCCAAAAATAACCAGTATTAACAAAAACCATAAAAAATCAATCATCTTGATGCTCTCCTATCTATTAATCTTTAATAACACGTTTAAATAAAATACAACCCAGCCATAAAGCCTATATACCAAACAGCTAAAATAGAAAACTTGATAAAAAGTAACTTTTTTTGTCGCTTGTGAATACCTGCAAAAACATCATCAAGATTATTGTTTAAACTATCCATTATATATACCCCTTCTTATGGTTGCTGTTAACTATCTTTAAATTTAATTGGTATACCGTTTTCATTGAAATAATAAATCATATTTTCGCAATACTCTTTACTTTCTGCAGTGTTAAACAATGACGTAACGCTCATGCACTGTATTAACTTCATTTTACTTTCCTGACCTCTGCCATAGTAATTCAGATTAGACGTCAAAAACTCTATGCTCTCGCTGCTATGCACGCTGTTATGCAAGATAGGCAAGCCAAACTTATCTTTGCACTCATTCTTTACATCTAACGCTGACCTATCACCATAATACTTAGCTATCTGAGCATAAAATAAATGCTGTTGTGCGTTCATGCTAAGGCCGCGCTTCTTCTTCCACTCGCTGACTGTCAATCTTTTGGCGGTACTCAAATCAAGCTTATCTAACTCTTGATTGATAAATGCCCGATTACTGGATGTAAGCTTTAAGTCAGTCATTATATATTTTTCATACCTCCTGATAATTGACAAACATAGCTATATGTAATACTGCACTTAATAGCTATTTCCTTTAGTGACAACGTTTTTAGTTTTATTAATTTTATTGCCTTTCCTGTGCGCGTTAACGGCTTTGCTAACCTATGTTCTTTTGCTAACTGGTGATACTTACTTTTCCATTTTATAACGTTATTATTCGATAATCTTAACTGCTCAGTTAACCGTTCTATCTCGTCCTTCTGAGACATAAACTCGCCGATATCCATCACGGCACCATATAAGCACATACATAATAAATCATACCCATAGCTATAAACGATATTAGTAAAGGTTTAAATTGTTTTAGTTTATTCATTGTTAGCCTCTAGTCAGATGTAGTCATGGAAGAAAGCCACTTTTTACTATTATTGATATGACTATCGGCAGACCCCATATCTTCAATTGATTTATTTAATAATTGAAATAACTCATTGACACTTACCTCTGATTTATTCGGTAGGTTATCTTTATTTGCACTGAGGTACATTAAGATATCATGAAGATTATCGCTTATACCCGAAACAAATCTACCCGCCGATTCATTACTATTAAAAGCCTCAATTGATGCTAATTTTATTAACTCTTTCATCTAGCTAACCTCTTTCATTCGTAATTTAATTTTAAGCTCTGCATTCTCAGCGTTAAGCGACATTACCTGTTCGTCAAGTTCTATGTTTTTAACGTTAAGCTTTCTCATTTGATCACCGTAAAACTTATTATTCTCACTCATAGTACTTCTAAGCTCAGTTATCGTAACTTTAGCTTGTGATAGTTCCGTTTCCATTTGTTCTATCGCTTGTTGCATCACTGGACTTATCCTTACTGTAAGGTTTAGGCATCACGGACTTAGCTAATTCTAAATCCTTCTTACTGTCACCAGTTGGAACTACACCTTTACGCTCTAGTAGCTCTCTGATTGCTCTTGATGTAGTTGTCATGGTTAATTCAAATTCATTAAAGGGTTTTTGGTGAAATACGGTTCTCTACCATAAACACCAGATGAAACAATTCTAATAAATTGACGGTTACCACTATGGGAAACAGGCAAGCTTTCGTGAGGGGTTAGTATTCCTATTTTATGAACTTCACCAGCTTTCATTAGTATTGCTGTTTCGTAAGGGTACATATCAGCGTAATGACCTATGTCTCCATCCTCTGATGTTTCTTGGTGCTCAGCATCCCATAAGGCGCAAGTATTGCTTATGCTATTCGCCAGTAAAACCTCAGTATCACGATCAAGCGTTACTAAACCATTACCTCCCCATGTCGGAACGCTACCCCAAGCGTATAGCTTATTAGGGCGTAAACCTGCTTCCGTATGCAATGCTCGTCCATGCTTTGAACGGTAAGCTCTTTGTGGGTTACCCGCTTTAACTGATGACTCATCAATAGTTAAGTAGCCAACGTCGCCTTTTTTAATGAATGAACTATCTAGTATAGATCCGTATTGCGCTCTAATGTTTTCTGGTACAGTTGTCGAATCACCTTGAATAAACGGCATCATCAAACATTGAATACCCGTTTGCTTTGGGAAGATTATATTGTTAACTATTGCTATATTCATTTTTAATTCTTCGTTTCGTTTAAGTTGAAATAACTATACACCACAAAAGCCCTTTGACATATCCGACCAGTTGGAGATTATTAATATAACTACAATAATGTTAAACTAACTATAACTAGGAGAATAAACATGAAAGGCGGCTATTTAGATATTAACGAAGCGGAAGATATAAAGACTGATGATTGGCCTAGCTGCGGAATTATGCGAGGCAAAGTTAAAGGTATGATTCACGGTGTCGGCTGTGGAATTAATGAAGGCGGGAGTGGGGCATGAACGAATTCGATGGTATTCACAGCGAGCAGGATTGGGGTGTTGACGAGAAGTTCTCTATTGAAGGTATGGGAGCATGAGTTTTTTAACCAGCCTATTTAGCGGTGGCATTGTTAAATCTATTGAGAATATAGCGAGCGAATGGATTGAAACTGACATGGAGTCGGCAGAGGCTAAAGTTCTCATGATTAAGACGCTTGACCCTAACGGATTAATGCGTAGAGACTTATCTAATAGAGTTACTAACCTTTACACTTTATACATAGTAACGGCTCTTATATTGCTTATCTGTGAAAGCTTCGGTTTAGGTGATATAGCTCAAATTGCAGTAGCGACAACTAAGGTAACAGAATTGTTTATTCCGATAACCACGCTATTTGGTGTAATAGTTTCAGCCAGCTTTGGTGTGAACTACGCCAATACGAAACAAGCTAAATAATGAATTATGTTAAATGTACGGGCAGATTTACCGCCCACTCACCCAAACCCTACGCCTCCCGAAGATATATAGAGGCTGCAAGGGATTTTAAATAACTCACTTAACTGTGAGTTTTGTCGTTCTTCTTTTTACATCTTCTTTTGTTTGCGTCTATCAAATGCCCTTCAATAAACCTATTAATAAAATTAGCGTAACTAAGGTTAGCCAAGTAATCAGATAAATCGTCAATCTTTTCACCTGTAAATATAAGCGCTATTGATAAGTATTTTAATGGAATAACAAAAATACCCATGGCCACAACTATCAATATAAATAAAAACCTATCTCTGTAATATTTCATAATCCCAAACCTCTATTTAACAAATCTCCAAATCGGGTATCAAATTAAATCTTAACTTGCTTTTCATTCATACCCATTACATCAACTAGATACACTTTAATTTCATCAAACCACATTTGTTTAGTATAGTGACTCATATCAATATCTTTTAGTTCGTGCTTAGTTTCTAGATCTCTAAACTCATCGTAGTGATCACTCATCGTTGTAAACCTATTTAGTGTTATGTGTTAACTGATTGCTCTTAGTTAAATCACTCATTAATTCATTAAATGTAAAATCGCTTTGTTCGTCGCCATCAGGGTTAATAGCTTTTAAATTATTCTCTTTAATCCATATCTTACATAGGTTTTTTGTTATCCCTGTGTAATAGTAATTACCCGCTTGATTTCGATGAATCTCAAAGACAAGGCTGTCAGCGTTACCAGAATCTGTAACAATAAATCGCTCACCATTTACGCTGATGTCTTTAGTTAATCCGTACACCTCAACTAACTGACCTTTTTTATATTTCATTCTCTTATCCTTATCTAATCTGTATTTAAATCATCAGCGGTTAGTTTGAAATGCTTAGCCATGGCAATTACATCATCTCTATACAGTGCTATCCAAGGTGCTCTATTTGTTTCTAATGTGACCGCTATGTCATTTGCTTGCGCCTTACTTACGGCATAATCTAAAAAGCAATGCTCATCTAAATCATAATCTTTTAGACTCATTGTTTATTCCTCTATCTTATTAGTCTTTAACTAGCTCTATAATAAAAACATCATCAGCCCAAGATTCACCCTTTAAATACATATCAGTAATAAAATATCTATTTAATTCACGGTCAATTATTATTTCTTCTGTGCCGCCAACTTCGTCGCCAGCTTCTAAAATACCTTCAACTTTAACGACTTGGCTATCTGATGGTGACTTGCCTATTATCACAAGGTCATCGCCAATCATTATTTGCCCTTCTGCTTCAAGTTCTATAAATTTTTTCATAATCATTCCTTACTTAATACGTTTAGTGTTTAACTTTATTTTTAGCAATTTTAGCCATTCGTTTTTCAATAGCTGTTTTGCATCCAGTTCTTGCGGTTACTGCTTTATCCATTTCGTTAACAACTGATTTCTCAGACAATAACTTTTGACCTCTAATTGGCAGCTTTCCTTTACGCTTAAGTTCAAGCTTAACTTTGAATGTCTTGTCAAATAACACTCTAGCTTTTTCATCAGGTAATCTACGCTTACAATCAAAGCCAACTTCCTGTCTTGTGAAGTATTCAACGTCATCTAGTACAGCAACACCCTTGATCATCCTGTTATAAGCTTCTGTAGTATCGAAATCTAAGCATAACGATAGAAAGTGAGGCAATGACGGCGGCCAGTTTAATCTTTCGCTTACAGTGCGGCTTACGCCTCTTTTTAAATGGTTACTCGTAATCGATGAAAGTTCCGTTATCCACATGGTCGATGGTGATTCCCCCCTCTCCCTCGTCCACTGCTCCCCCCAAATGTCTGTCATCTGCTCCCACAGCCAATCCGCATTCATTGGATCTGTCTCTATACTTGGCATCGTTTCGCTGCTTTGTCCGTTCGTACGCTGAAAGTTTTTTACCAGAGCTTTGAGTTGATCCATTATTTACTCCTTGCATTTTCGCTTGTAGTTGTGGGAATTTTTCTCTTAATTTTTTAACGCTTAATATATTGCTTGACCAGAAACTATCTTGATTAGCCCATTTAAAAACATCTGAAATGTCATCGAATGATAACTTGTCAACTTCTCGCATTAATCGAATAACATTAGCCCAAGTTTCAAAGTTAGGTTTTTTGCTACTAGGTGCAACTTTTACTACTAAACTATAAATCCATTCAGCACATCTATAATCATCATCTGAAAAATTACATTTTTTAGTAGTTACTATATCTTTACTAACACTATCACTCTTACTATCACTCTTATTCTTACTAACACTATCTGCTACGTTTGCTAGGGTTTGCTTGCATTTGCTAGCATTTGCTACCTTTTGCAACCCGCCCTTAGAGCCAGCAATGGCGCGCCTTTCACAAGTTTCTAGGTATTTACCATCATCCCTAATAAACTGGTTTTTAAATGGCAAGAACACCATTTTTGTTATTTGGTCTAACGTTATTTCGTCATCAATTTGATAAGCATGTATAGCTTTAAATAATTTACCAGCTTGATCATCCGTCAAATCTGGCAGTATATCTAAACTATCTTTATGTAAAACAAATGACTTTCTTTTGCTACTCATTTATAATTACCTTACTCAATTAATTAAGCCGCTATCGCCAAGACGCGGTTTTTTTATTCGCCTAGAGCTATAAACTCGCTCACCTTCAAATCTAACAATTCACAGATACGCTTTAAGTTCTTACTGCTAATTGAACCGCCAGTTATCCAGTTACTTACTTGCTGTTGTGATGTTGGGATCATCTCCGCAATCATCTTGTTGTTCATTGGGCTTCTAGCTAATGCCACCTTTAACGATATTCCTAAGTTCATATACACCTCTTAATGTTGGGCTCTAACAAAGCTGCTCGAGACTAGGTATGATTCAAAGTATACGCCGATAATATAAAAGTACAAGTTTATTGTGTATTTATATTGCTTTTAAGTTTTAGGTGTATTAATATTAATTAAACTTAACTAGGAGATAGAAAAAATGAATATAGAAAGGCCAGAGGTTTCAAAAGAAACAATACTTTCAGCATCAAAATCAATAGCTGTAAAGTTAGATGGTTGCGCTGAAGAAATAGCTTTTTGTTATTATTCGCACATCGACGGTTACGAGCTAGCAAAAAAACTTGAAGAAAAGTACGACTGGATTATAGATTTACAGGTAATTGAAGAGTTAGAGGAATTGCAATGGAAGGTAGAATCAATTCACAAAAAAGTTTGCATGCAATGGGTTATAGATAGCGACATAAAGCCACCACTTGAAATTGGAACAGCCATAAAGGAAGGTATTATTAAGGGTATTTACGATCATGGCGCGGCGATGTACACGGTGACAAAATATGGTGAAACAATGAAAAATAGACACCAAATAATAAAATTCGAAAATGCAGTTGCAGTTTAATTTCAACAACGAGAGAGGATTTAAAAGATGGATAAATGTAGCCCTGTAGAAATGAGGAAAAACTTAGATACTGTTGAGGCGTTGAGAATTCACGGTATTGATTTTGTGGTTATACCTGCAAAAGATGCGTTACATAAAGCGCAGTTAATAGCGCAAGGTCAGGCTGTGTTTGATGAGCTATGCCAAGAGGTAAAGTAATATGAGTGAGTTAACATAATTTCAAAAGTTTGAGAAGTGCACAGAAGTAAAGCAAGCGAAAGATCGAGTTACTGTTGATTGTGTAAAAGGATTGTGGGGCGTTGATGCTCCGACATTAGAACAGGCTATAGATGAAGCTAAGCACTACTTTTTACAGTATCTTAGCGATGGCGAATACAGTTCCATTGTTGGCGGTAAAAACGTAGTAGAAACGCTACTAGAACAAGGAGTAAACAAGTCATGAGTGAATTAAAAGTAGGTAGTAAGTTAAATATGGTACACGTCGCTCTAAATACAGACATGAGCATCATGAAGATAGAAATAGAGGAACGCAAGGTTATCGGTGTTAGTGATGTTTATTATTGCCTTGATGATGATTACTTTACGACGATAGCAAGAACAAAGTCTTTTGAGTTCTGTCACGCAAAAATGGAACAAGTAAGAATCGGTGAAGAAAAAAGCAAAATATCAATTGAGTTATTCGGTAAATTTAGAATTAGAATTTACAGTACGTCTAGCTTAAAGGTTATCGAAAATAGAATTAACCGAGAGTTTAAAAAGTGGATAGATGATAAAATAGGTGTTTACGGTATTGGTAGGGACGTAGTAATTAAACTTGAAAAAGGAGCATAAAAGCGTATAATTAGTAATGCAGCTGTGAGAGGTTGCTTGAAAATGGTAATGAACATTAAAGGTTATTTGTATAAGGTCTTAGACGCGTAGGGTTAAAACTCTCACTCGTTTATTACCATCCTGAAATGTTTAGGGCTTTATACACATAGCCTTTTTTTGTGTCTTATTGTAAAGTTAACATCGCCCAGCAACACGCCAGCGACCGGATTCGGATAAGACACAACCCCTTTCAAAGCTCCTCACTAACTGTCGTCATAAACAATGGATTATAGACCCGATCCTTAATACTTCTAACTTAGCCGTGAAGTATTTGATAAAAGAATTAAAAGCTTGGAAAATCATTTTATAGGTTAGGAGATTACGGATTCTTCTTTAACAAAACCGATGAGCCTTATAAATGTTACCCGTCCTGATAAGACGTTAAAAGATGTTCGATAAAATTGTTTATGTATGACTAGCTAATAATAGATTAAGTATACGTCCCAAGGGTTACCAAGTAACCGGGTCATTAAGACAGTTACGTTTAAATTTTAACAACGGAGATTACCATGCGAAGACTACTTTACGGCGTTGGTGTTAATGATGCTGATTATATTGTGAAGCCAACAATTGACGGCAAGCAGGTAGTGTGTCCTTATTACAGGAAGTGGCAAAGCATGCTTACTCGTTGTTATTGCGCTAAGTTTCAATCTGAATATCCTACTTATATTGGATGCACATTAGTAAAAGAGTGGTTGATATTCAGCAATTTCAAAGCTTGGATGATTAATCAAGATTGGCAAAATAAAGTGCTAGATAAGGATATATTAGTACAAGGAAATAAGCGCTATTCACCTGAAACCTGTTTATTTGTTAATCCAGCAATTAATTTATTATTAATCGACAGAAAAGCAAAAAGAGGTTTATATCCAGTTGGGGTTTGTTTTTGCAAGCGAAATAATAAATTTCAAGCAAATATAAGCGTAAACGGCAAGGTTGCATATTTAGGTTGTTACACATCACCAGAATTAGCACATGAAGAATATAAAAAAGCCAAGTATGAGTTAATAAAACAAGTAGCACTTGAGCAAAAAGAACCATTAAGGTCGGCCTTATTGAGATATACAATAATCTAACCAAAGCAAGCGTGTCTAAGAGACAACTATAATTAAATTTTAAGGGAGAGTAAGAATGAGTAAATATAATTTCACAGTAGATTGTAAAAAAGTTTCAGTTGAATACGCCGCAGGTAATTATCTAGTGGAGGTTTCTATTGAAGACGTAGAGCTTGACGATATCATTACAGAGATTGGAACCAATAAAGTTTTAGACCACTTTTGTCACGAAGATATAGCTCAATACGTTTCAGATAATGATATTGAGATTAGTTAACATCAACAAACAGAGGATATAAAAGAATGAGTGAAGTAATAATTAAATTCGAAACTAGAGAGTTAGAGCTAATTAAAAATTTAACCTACTACAATCACGTTATACACAAAGTTAAAGGGAGTAAGTTTTGCTTTGATCATATTAAAGAGATTTACGATGATGTTAGTGATAGTCCTATGTATGAATATGGAGTAGTGGAGGATGGAAAGTTTAAGTGTTTATTTTCTGGTGAAGGTGATCCGATTCCAGAAGGACAAGAAAGTACTGGCGGTGTTTACGTTAATACTTATATCCACTGCCCTGAATATTTAAACTTAAATAAATCCAAGTAACTATATAAGATACAAGAGGAATAGAAATGGAAATAGACAGAGAAAACGAAAAGATGCTTTACGATATGCTTATAAAGGCCTTTTATGGTTATAGATTGCATTTAAATAACGAGCCTACGCCAAGTATGGATAAGTTCGAGGAGATGGCATACCGTAACTATCATATGCTGCCATCAGATCATACTAAGATTGAGTTGAACTTTTTAAGGCCAACGATAGATAGTATTGTTGGTCAGATTTTAAATAAACCAATTAACAAGCACATAAACAAGGCATAAGAATATGAATAATACGGCAGAGTTTGAATTCAATGTGGGTGATTCGGTTTTTGATGATATTCAAGGTGGAAATATTGAGGTTGTAGGGCAATATAGGAGTAATGGTATGAATAGCTACGAATGCACCACACCAACAGGTTGCACAGTTTACAGAACGGAAAATGATTTAAAATAAACCATCATATAGACACTAAACAAAAGGATAAGAAGAAATGATAGTAGAAACAATTTACTTTTGTGAGAGATGCAATCATCATCACAACATGAGTGACAGTGTGTGCGACAGTTGCGGGTTTGATATTCAGTGGTCTACAAATGGCAGATGCGTTACAAAGTTAAATATTAACGCTTGGTGGAAGTTTTGGAATAGAAAGTATATAGCTGTATTTACCCCGAAAGAAGAGTTTACGTCAAGGTCAGAATTTAACTCATGGAAAAATCAAAAGATAGAAGAGTATTTATCAGGCGATCATCATGACGTATATTTTGGAAAGCTTAAATATATTTAACTACTACAAGAGTAATACAAACATAAAAAACCGCTAATTAAAGCGGTATTCTTTTGCGTGATGATAACTACTTTTTATTATTGTTGATTATTCTAAGTATATCTAAGTTGGTTCTCCATATATGCTCCTCCGTGCTTTCCATAGAGAATTTCCAAGCTACATGACTCTTGATTAAATAACCTATTACTCTTAATGCGTTTTCGTTCATGATTAACACTCCAAGACATTAAACATTAAATTAATCCGATCCATCTCATCATAAAAAGATAAATCATCAAGTCTGCTTTTAATTTCTTTCTTTCTATTTACACTGATTACTTTGATGTTATCCATTCTTTCGTTAATACTCTTTGCTTGATCTTCTGTGTATATCGGTTTCATGATTTAACCTCAAGTAATTGAATGTTAGTGGCTGCTTTTGCGTTACTGGTAACCGTGTACTGACCAAAAGTATCATCAGGCTTGTGATATATACCGACTAACTCAGTTCGTCCGTTGTAGTCAAACTGATAAGCCTTACCATCTACTAATTCAATTGGTGGAGTAAGTGGTTTAATCGTGACGTCTGATACATGCTTAGCTAATTCAACATCTTTACCATAACCCTCACCTGTCTGCCTTAGTACTATAGCCCACTCACTAATGTACATAACGGTGCATTCAATATAATTGTTTGTGGTTGAGTCTAAATAAAAACACTCCATACCTACACTTGGTAACTCTCCTGCATCACACATAGCTTGACTGAATACGGGTATAGATTCTGGCTTAGGTTTTATCGCTATAGGGACAAAGCACCCATAATCTGTCGAGTCATAATTAGTAAAGAATATTCTTTTATTGCCGTCAAATGCTTCGTAACTATCGTCATTCATCCAAAATTTATATGATGATAAAGTACCTACACCTGTGGCCCACTCTGGCGCTTTACTCCAGTCTATAACTGTTTTAGCTTCCATTAGACGATCCTTTTAGTTTTTTAATTTCCAGTTTAGTTAATTCAATACTAAGCTCAGTGATTTCTTTTTCTGATGAATCTAAAGCTACTTGTTCACCGACAGCCAGCCCAATAAAAAGCATGAGCCCCGACCAAGCAGACAAAGCTAAGCATATACTTTTTAAATCTCGCATAATCACATACCCCAACTAAGTAATATAGAATCTACACTAGACGCTAATAAGAAAAGCGCCACTATTGCTGTAACTCTTAATTTATCTTTATTTGATTCAGTCATTATTAAACCTCGTAATATTGTTTATCTTCATCGAAATTTACTTCTGCTATTTCACCATCACCGATATCAAAATTATTATGGCAATTAACATTAAAGTAACCTTTCTCATGTATATCATTTATATTGTCATTTAATATTTGCTCGTACTCTTCTTTCGTATCACAATAAATATTACCAACACAAATAGAAGCTGTTGCTATCATATCTACAGGCATACAGTACTTTTTACTCTTATCGCCTAATTCCATTATTTGATTTCCTTTTTATGTGCTATTGCTACCAACTCAGCAACAATGTCTTGTTTGTTTTTAATTAAAGCATGCTCGGCTTTACGCTTTGCTGACAACTCTGTTAACTGCTTAGTCGTCTTGTCGTTAGTCTTTACATTTACTGGCATTTCTTTATCTCTATTTAATTAAGTTACCTAATACTAGTTTATATAGCTTTATAAATCAACCATAAAATAATATCAAAATTAACCATTAAATAGTTTGCAATGATATTTACCTGTGCTAGTATTTGTACATCGGAAAACGAAACGGATTAAACGAAATGAGTATTGAGAATCAAATATCTGACCACTGCAATACACAAGAGTCGATATGCCCTGAGTGTCATGCAAATATGTACATAGAGTTATGCAGTACAGTTTTAAAGTGCTCAGAGTGCGACCATGAAATTGATACTGATGAGGATTTGAACTAATGACAATAGTTACAGATAAGTCATTCGATGAGTTAATGAGAGAGCATACAACTGCTATGGATGACGGAATGAAAGTAATGTGTGAGATTTTATTGAAAGAAATAAAAACATATAAATACGAAACGTTCAGTGATTTACATGGCGCTATACAGAATCATTTAGAAATATTGGAGAGTAAAAGTGAGTGATTTAATACAATACATCAATGAGCAGGAAAGTTATTTTTTACCTGTTCTTTCTGATGAGTCGGTAGTATGGGAAAAAGAAAAGCAATTCGCTATTCAAGCAATAAGTAGTAATGACTATTTAGCGAAGATAGCTCAGAGCAACCAAGCGAGCCTACAGAACGCAATAATCAACATTGCTAGCATTGGTATTAGTTTGAATCCAGCGTTAAAGCACGCCTATCTAGTGCCGCGTAAAGGTGGTGTTTGTTTAGACTTGAGTTACATGGGTTTACTTCATCTAGCACAATCGAGCGGCGTTATATTGTGGGGGCAATGCAAGATAGTTAGAGCTAACGATACTTATCAAAACGCAGGGTTATCAAAAGAGCCTAGCCACTTAGCAGATACCTTTGGTGATAGAGGTGAAATAGTCGGCGCTTATTGCACAGTCAAAACAGTTGATGGTGATTTCTTAACGGAAGAAATGAGCATTAAAGAAATATTTGAAATACGCGCAAGATCGGAAGCATTCAAAAGAGGTAGTGGCCCGTGGAAAACTGACGAAGGCGAAATGATTCGCAAAACAGTTGTTAAGCGCGCTTATAAATATTGGCCTAAATGCGAAAGGTTAGGTACAGCTATTCAAATGCTAAATGACAATGGTGAAGGTGTGTTGCAAGAAAAAGACGTAACACCATTTATTGAAAATGCACTGTCTGAATTGCAAAATTTATTAATTGATAAAGACCCTTCTCAATACTTGCCATGGCTAAAGGTCGATAAGTTTGAAGATGTAACAGAAGATCAAGCTGCTGCTGCAGTAGTATTATTAAGGAAGAAAAGAGCATGAATATAATAACAACGTGTGATCAAGGTAGTGAAGCATGGCTAAAGATGCGATTAGGAAAAGTAACAGCTTCAAAGATGAGCGATGTACTTTCAAAAGGTCGCGGAACTGCTCCAAGCAAGACGGCAGAAACTTATATGATGGAGTTGATAGCTGAAAAACTAACAGGACTATCTAAACCATTCTTTGAAAATGATGCTATGCGATGGGGAACAGAAACAGAGCCACAAGCGCGTTCAATGTATGAGATTAACAATGACTTTGTAAGTGTTGAGGAAGTTGCTTTCGTAGAGCGTGACGAATTTATAGGCATATCTCCTGATGGGTTGGTAGGTGATGATGGGTTACTTGAAATTAAGTGCCCGAACACCACAACACAAATTAAACGTGCTTTATCTGATGATTACGCAAAAGACTATTACACACAGATTCAATGTCAATTATGGGTTACTGAACGTAAATGGTGTGACTTTGTAAGCTTTGATCCTCGATTAGATTGTGCTGCAGGATATTTACAGCAACGAGTAATGCGCGATGAAGATTTTATAAAGGATATGCAAGTTAAGGTCTATGTCTTTGTAGAAAGAATGAATGAATTAATCAATAAATTAAATGTTAAATAACGTAAAGGGAAAGAAGAAATGACTAAACGATTAAGTGTAAAAATAGGCGATTATCAGAAAGAGGGTAAAACTGTTGGTGACTATCAAGAAGTAGGTGTATTGGTTGATTCAGATGATGGCGGTCAATATGTATTATTAAAGCCTGAAATATCAATTGCCGGATTATTAGCAAAACAAAATATCATGGCATTGAACAAAGGTGAGAATCAGCGTGATATGGTTATGTGTGGAGTTTATGATAACTCTAACGATAATAGCCAAGGTCAGCAGCAAGGGCAACAACAAGGCCAGCAAAGCGGGGGATTCTCCCAGCAAGGTCAGCGTAGATAATTAACTAACAATAAGAGCAGGGACGCTCTAAAAGGCTAAACTATGAACATAAGACAGATACAAAAACCTAAACATAAACGGCATGTGCCTAGAACTAACGAGGATGAATTTAATGGGAAAATACGACAAGATACCAGCATCATCTCTTTATAGTGAATGTATGGTAGTTTTAAAGTGGTGCATAGTAATATGTATCGGTATAGCAATTAGCATAGGGAGTACGATGTGGGCGAATTAAAGTTAAGAATAGAAACATGGCAACGTAAAGATTGTACAATTGGCGTATTAACTTACGGTGATTTTCAGTGTTTTACTTTGGAGCTGCCTTGGTTAGACAATCAAGAATTTATTAGTTGCATACCTAGAGCAGAAGGTTACAAAGGGGAGAAGTTTAAAAGCAACAAGAACGGTGATTGCATAGCTATTATCAATGTGCTGGATAGAACGCATATACAGATTCATTCTGGTAACTATACTAGAAATGTAGAAGGCTGCATGCTTGTAGGTAATTCTGTTAAATTTTTAGATAGTGATACAATTCCAGACGTGACCAGTAGCGTTAATACATTAAAAGCTTTGCTGGCTATATTGCCTAATACTTTTCCGATTGAAATTGTGTGATACAATTAAATATTAATTAACAAAGAGGGTATATCATGTCAGGAAACGGAAAAAAAAGAACACGTAAAACAAGCGAAAAAGGTAAAGATAAAAAATAATGCATATCACTCAAGCGGTTATATTGTTTGTTTTACTCCTGATCGCTTTCGATAAGGATAAAGACTCTTCATTATTTGCCTTTATCCTTATCGTGCATTCTTTATTTTATTATAGTTTTGTAGTGGACACTCCAGCAACTCAGTATTATTCATACTCCTCATATATAAACTTAATCTTAGGGTTATACTTGTATTCAAAGAATAAATATCATGCTGCAATATGTAGTTATATTCTTGTGCCGTGGGATCTGGTAGGGTTTTTTGCGTGGTATCAGTATTACGATCCCGACTACTATGATAATATATCAATATTAATACACGCAATTCAAGTAATAACAATAACCCCAAAAAGGCTATTAAATGGACTTAGAAATAGTATACAACATATTATGGCTAAGCCTCCTGTCTGTAATAGCAGTAAAGCACGTGTTACAATGTATAAAAGCCATTCGATCAAAGAAACAAAACAATGAAAGACGAAGCGAAACAAGCGATAGAGACGATAGCTAGTCACCCGAAAGTTTCAGTAGGTGTTACTGCTATGTTTACGTCTAACGTTTGGTTAGACTATGGCGAGCCAATAATTCAAGGATTAACTAGTTTTTTAGGCGTGGCTATTCTCATAGTTATTTTGGTTAAGAATATTTTAGATATTAAAAAAGAACATTTCACTAAATAAATTAGATAAGGGATAAGTAATGTTAGCCGACACTAAAAAAGTACAATCATTAATAAACAGAGTTGCCGAAGCAGTAGAAGGCGCCGCCTTTGTTACTGATTTGAGAGCTAAGTATATAGAAGAATCTCCGTCTCTTGTAGGTACGCCGCTGGAAGGGAAATCAGCAGAGGTTGATAAATGGCTAGACGATGTTCATGCTGTGTTGACAAGCCCGACAGCGTTACTATTTATTCAAAATAAAGTTAAATCACATAAGAGTAATGCATTATGAGTAGTATTTTATTATCTTTACCACCTCAGGGTTTTGATTCGACGAATCCGGCAGGTTTGGAATATACTAATTCAGTACCTAAATTGTTATTTGATGATACGACCTCAGAGTTAGTTTATTGGGTTTTTAGACTGCCTAGTGATTTCTCAAGCGCTCCGATATTGAAAGTTCAATATGCAATGGCAAGCGCTACATCGGGAACGTTTGGTGTATCCGTTTCGGTTATGGCTGTGACAGATGGTGATTCTCAAGATGTTGATGTAGAAAGCTATGATACTGCAAATTCTCCAGCAGCTTCAACAGTACCAGCTACGGCGGGATTTTTAGATGAAATATCAGTTACATTAACTAATGATGACTCTATGGCTGCTAATGACTTGGTATTTATTAGATTGGCAAGGAATATCGCTGATACTGCAACAGGTGACGCAGAGGTAAGAGCCGTTAGTTTAGAATATACTGCGAGTTAAATCATGGCTATAGATCTAATAGCTGGCAATAACACTAGGTATTATTCCTTACCTGATAGTGCTGATTGGACGTTTCCCGACAGTGACTATTTTATTTATTTTTGGACAAGAATAGATAATAATAGTGGTAATTTTTTTCAGTACATATTTTCTAACAACACGTTTGGATCGGCTAATTCTCTAAATTTTGGTTTATCTGAATCAGGATCAGCTAACCCAAACAAATGGTTTTTGGGATTGCCTAACGATGGAACACTATATACTTCAACAAACTCTCCCGGGGCAGATGGAAATAATAAATTAGTAGTTGTCACAAGATCGGGTACAACCGTTAGAATGTATCTTTGTGATGAAAACTCTACAGCGTCATTAGAAATAACAGCTACAAGTTCAGAGGCAGCTAACGGCGGCGTTGTTAACATAGGTCGTCGTGTAGACGGTCAAGCTGCTAGGTACTATAAAGAACATTTCGGGGACTGTGTAAAAGGCTCTGTTGCTCTGGCAACAACACAAATAGAGTTACTTGCGAAAGGTGTTAGCCCTGTTGATGTTATAGGGTTTGATAATTTAGATATATGGTTGCAATTTCATGAAGCGACAAGCCAAGTAGTAGATATTATCGGTGGAAATGTAGCGACTAGAAACGGCTCAGGGTTATTAACATCAGAGCATTTTCAAACAGTAATTAGTAATAATATATTTATTTCTGCTGCTGGTGTTGCTCCTGTTGGATTCGAACCGCAATGGGCTATCCACGCAAACAAATTAATTAATATGGTACAATAATACTATGAAAAAGAATGTTGCAAGCCAAAGCATAGGCGCTGAAATGATAACTGTTGCGGACGGTAGTAATTTTACTGGCTCTGTATCTGTACTTGTCACCATAGATAACGGCACTCAATCCGCTGGCGGAGGTGCTGTGGTTCATGAGGGTAACGGTTATCACTCTTACGCTCCTACTCAGGCAGAAACCAACGGTGATCATGTTGCTTTTACGTTTACAGGAACAGGAGCTATAACCGCAACAATTCAAGTTTATACTTTCTTCCCTCAATCAGTAGATAACGATACTAAAATATCACTAATACCTACTACAGCAATGAGAGGGACAGATTCGGCTAATACCGTAGTACCTCCATCAGTAGCGCAATTCAACGCAAGAACAATTTTAAGTGCTGCTTACTTCGATCCCGCTGCTGATACAGTAGCTAATGTTACGCTGGTAGCAACAACCACTACAAATACTGACATGGTAGGAACTAATAACGCATTACTAGCAGCGAGCTACACTGCACCAGATAACGCAGGTATAACAGCTAACGGTGTAGCAATTGGTGCATTGAACGATTTAAGCTCAGCACAGGTTAATGCAGAAATGCTTGATGTATTGGTTACAGATACTTTTGCAGAAGTAACAGTTCCTACATCGACAGCTTCAATAAAAGATATGATACATTACACATTTAGCCGAGTTAAAAATAAAACAACTCAAACGGCAACAACGTTAACGGTTAGGAATAATGCAGACAGTGGTGATCTTGGTACAGCCACAGTTTCAGATGATGGTACAACGTTTACTAAAGGTCAAGAAGCATAATGGCAGTTGATACCGCAACAAAAAGAGCTTCAGCTTTAAGTTTTGGTATAATTGCTTTAGCTCTAGTTGTTCCTTCTGGCTCGGTAGCTCAAGAGGCAAGACAAACATCTGCAAATACCTATAGTGGTATACTTGCAGGTGCACCGATAATAATTACACCTGATGACGGTATAACTTTATCGAGCAATATAAACCCTAATGGAGTAACGCTATCAAGTAACATCACTGACGGTTTAACTATTTCTAGCACTATAAATAATAACGGCGTTACAGTAACAAGCACGATAGTCGAAGGAATCACACTATCCAGTAATATAAACGATAACGGAATTACAGTAAGGAGTCCGATATGACTATAAAAATAGCGGAAGTTGGGCAAGCCATCAGGGCTGACGCGGCTTTTGATTTATCTGGAAATTCAGATTTAAAGCTAATGATGACCAAACCAAGCGGGGCGGCATTAACGGTTGATAAAGCTGGCGGAGTTACTGCTCCTGCTGTTGATTTTACAGATCCAGATACAGGGCAGGTATTAAAGGCCAATGAATATTGGGAATACCCTACTGCGGCATTAGATATTGATGAAGCTGGCTTATGGTGCCTGTATGGCGTTTACATAGATTTAACACCTAAGACGTTTAATGGTGAAGCAACTACATTCACAGTAGAAGATAATGAATGTGACACATGTTCTTAATAATAGTATACTTATCAAGTCGGAATTGATGGGCCGACACTTGGCTAGCTAGTCAAACCCCATCTAAGGACCCATCTAATCCTTCCCTCTTAAAACGGGGGAGGCCCAACTTATTCATATCCCATCAAATAAACAGGGATACTGACATGATCGAAACACTATTCTCAGCCGCCACATCGGACGGTGATACAATAAGCCCACTATTAGATAGATTCTACGAGCGAGGCTATATATCTATAATCTTTTATTCTGACGCTGAATTGACAACTATTGTTACTCCTGGTGCAGGAACTGTAACTTTTACAGCATCTGAAGATGGTACGCAGTACGGAGATGTAGCTGTAGTTGACGCAACATTAGCTGGTGCAGAATCAACTTATACTAGACCCTCATTTGCTGGCGTGATTAGATTTGTTCGGGTTAATATGTCCGGTATAACTACAGCTAACTTCTTTCAGGTAAGAATAGGGAGGTTTCAGCGTGGACAGTAATAATTTTCCTTTGCCAAGCACGTTAACTGTAGAGCAGGATGATGCAATTGATTCTATTATTGAGTTGCCTGATGATTCAATACCAAAAGCCAATAGCGGTCAGCTGGTTAAAAGTAGTACTAACGAAAACCCCACAACAGAAGAGTGGTTTTTTGACAAATCAGTAAACGTCCCTGTGAGTTCGGTAATATTAGGAGGTGCGTGGACCATATCAAGTTCAGGCGCTTCTGTTTCTGCTAGAGATGACGCTATAGGTGTGAAATATAGATTTCACATCGATGATATAAACGCTATCGATCAGCCTACCATTATAGCTAATCGATTATTAACAGGTGAGTTTGCTGTACAGCCTATTGACGCAGATACCTTAATTGATCCCGTGGATGCTATGGTTATAATCCCTGCAGTAGCTCCCTTATTGAGTTTAGGGCCAGCAGAAGACGGTCAAGTTATTACGGGTGTTGATTTAAAATTAACAGCTGCTTCAGTAAAAACTAACATTACAATAACATTAACTCTTAATGGTGAGATATTTGCACAATTCTTTTTTCCAGTTGCGATATTAAAAACTCTCCCTGATATTTACCATTTTGATTACGATCCACCTGTTGACGTTCGTGTCGGCGATACTTTGTTAGTTAATACATCTTCTACTGATGGTGCTATGGTATTCCTAGGTCGTGCCGATACACAAGTAAAATGGCAGCAAGTTAACCTTATATTATGGGATGATGTTGACGTACCGACAAAAGAAGATATTCCAAATATTGCTGATAGGTATGTCAGGATAAACAATCAGCATAGTTCAGTAACGGCAGAGGCGACAGGTATTGTTGCTAACTACTTGCCGACTGCTACTACGGATATTGGGTCGGATTTTCTTAGCAATATCTCTACAGTCGGAGGCACTTCAGGAGTGTGTACGACTGCTGGTTCAGGTACGTTTACACAAGGAGACATAATTCAAGTTTCAGATTCCCGCTTTAATGACTATATCTTTGAAGTCGAAGATCATACAGGTGACGTATTAGAGATTCGTGGCGTCGATGGAACTGCAAATATTGAAGATTTCACGCGTCAAGATTTTGCTTTTGAAAATGATAGCGCAACGATAACAAAGATTAATGTATCGATAATCAGAGCTGGAGTTGATGGTAAGTGGGAGCAAGGTAAAGGAAGTTCAACGCCAATACCGTTCAAGGTTATTGATTTATTTGGTAGTGAATATCAGTTTGAATCTGACGAAGACGAAAGTGAAACCACGAGTCAAACCTTTGTAAATAAACTAACCTTAACAACTCCAGTTATTCCGGCAGGTGATTATAGAGGCGAGATAACATGCGCCGTAACAAATGACACTAATAACAAGGTAGTTACTATTCAAACTGTATTAGATGGGAATAGTGTAAATGAGTCGTCATTCTCACCAAGAAACGGCGGTGATTTTATAGTAAAAACATCATTCTCAAATGACACGCTAATAAGTGGAGTTCATACATTGGATTTGAATTTTAAAGCGGGTGGTACAGGTGGCACAGCTAAAATAAAAAACGCTAGAATAGAAGTATTTAGAGTAGGATAGATAAACCACAAGGACGTGGATTTTTACACCTATCTCATAAACTGATATAATACAAATCAAATAGAAACTAATCTAAGAGATGATTATGTTATACAGATCAGAAGAAGGGCAAGAGATAAAGCCCGGCATTAATATTGGATGGGGTTCGGGGTTAGTGATTACCCTTATGTACACCAACTATAAAAACAGATACGCACTTCGATTTAGTTACTCAAAATGCACTCGCAAATTCAACTTACAAAAAAGAAAATGGACACTTAAGGATGATATTAAAAACGATATCCTTCAGAAGGGGTTGCTAACTCGTGAGTATCACTTTGCGGATAGAGAGCAGTTAGCTAAAGATCTGCAAACTAACTGTGAGCGTGTTGATATGCTCAAGCAAGAAAACTATGAGTTAAAGCAAGCTCAAAAAGGTATAGTTACACCTAAAGCAGTATTTGACAGAGTTATAGAGGAACAATTAGAAAATGGCAGCTTGTCATTGCCAGATCATATGATGCCAGAACACCTAAGACAGAAACGAATTAACTAATCTAGAGAGAATGATTATGCCAGAGAATAAACAAGAGACGAATAAAGTAGGGGCACCATTATTATTTGATACGCCTGAAAAAATGCAAGAAGCTATAGATGAGTATTTTGAGACTGATGCGTTCATGGAGATGGGTGATAATACTATATTCGCACCAACGGTTTCAGGATTGGCATTATCATTAGATATGGATAGGAAATCATTTGTAAATTACTCAAATCGTGATGAATATTTCCCCACTATAAAAAGGGCTCGTGAAAGAATAGCGGTTGCACTAGAGCAAAGACTGTATGGAAACAACGTTACAGGAATTATATTCAACTTAAAAAACAACTTTGATTGGAAGGATAAACAAGAGATTGAAAACACTCATTCATTCAAGGATATCACCGAAGAAGAGTTAGACGAAAAGATCAAGCAACACCTAAAGGAGTAGGCTGTGACTAAATCTGAAAAGATTGAATTGCTACAACTACTCGAAGAAAAAGAAAGGCGGGCCAAGCTTAATCTAATAGCTACCGTCTTTTCTACGTTGTACGACTGGCAAGTTAAATTCATAAATCACACTGCTAATTACAGAGCCGCTTGTTTAATGGCTGCTAACCGTGTTGGCAAGACTTATACTGGTTGTTTGGTTGACGCTATGCACGCTACTGGTGATTATCCTGATGACTACGAAGGTCATAGATTCGAACACCCTCCACTGATATGGGTACTTGGTTACTCAGGTGAAAAAATACGCGACCTATTACAAAAACCCCTTGTTGGATCAGTATCAAACGGACAGGCTGAAGGTGGATTAATACCTAAAGAAAGAATAGTTGATATATTGCCAATGCTTGGCACTCCTCGTTGTGCAAGAGAAGTAAGAATCAAGCACAAGAACGGTGGTATAGCTCGCATACAATTCTGGTCATACACTCAAGGACAGCACGCTTTAATGGGTGATAGTGTTGACTGGTATCACATCGATGAAGAACCCAAGGATCAAAGCATATTCCCTCAAGTTGTAACACGTACCGCAACCGGTGATATGGGTAAGGGTGGTAGAGGTATATTAACCTTTACCCCTGAGAATGGCCGCACTGAATTAGTTATCAAGTTCATGGATGATCCCGCGCCAAGCCAGATATTACAGCGTGCAACATGGAACGATGCCGCCCATTTGACGGAGGAAACAAAAGAAGCCCTGTTAGCTATTTACCCTGAATACCAGCGTGACATGAGAACTAAGGGCTTGCCGTTGCTAGGTACTGGCCTGATATTCGACTTACCTATTGAAGATAATAAGATCGCACCGATAGAATGCGCCGATCATTGGTACGTTATAAACGGTTTAGATTTTGGCTGGGCACATCCTCAGGCTCACATACAAATGTGGTGGGATAAAGATAAAGATATATATATTGTTGCTTATGCGTGGAAGAAATCTAAAACACAACCATATGAAGCATGGCAACACGTAAAGGGATGGGCTGAAGGTGTGCCGACTGCATGGCCTCATGATGGATTGCAAACAGAGAAAGGCTCTGCTAAACAACAAAAGAGTTATTACGGTGATGCTGGATGGGAAATGATTGAAGATATGGCGACGTGGGAGAATGGCGGTAACGGTGTCGAGCAAGGTATTATGGAGATATATCACCTAATAAAAACTAAGCGCATGTTATTCTTTAATGACTTGGGTGAACTGTTTGATGAGATGCTACAGTTTCACCGTGATGAGAAAGGTTTGGTGGTGAAGCTGGTTGATGATTTAATAAGCGCATTACGTTATGCTTATATGATGAAACGAGAGGCAGTAAGGAAATGTGATATACTGCCTGACGACGAAGACTACTATGAAGAACACTCTGAGGGCGCTTGGTAATGAGCATAAAAAAATTAATAGATGCTATTGATTCGGATAACCTAGTCGATAAAGTATTAAAGATGGAGAAGGGCGAGCATATACTTAAAAAGCTCGGCACTAAGGTCTGTCAATACCACACAGATAACATATCATCTATGACTGATTGGTCTGATTTAATTGAATCAGGCATGGATATAGCTAAAGCTGAAAGCCAAGGATCGTCTTATCCGTGGGATGGTGCCGCTAACTTTAAGTCTCCATTAATTACTGAGGCGGTTCGAGCGTTTGGCGATAGAGCTAAGACCGAGATAATGAAGTCTGATAAATTGGTCGCTACTAAGTTAATAGGACCAGAAGACGAGGAAAAGAAAGAATCAGCTGAACGTATTGAAGATCATATGAACTGGCAGATTAATACAGAGATGAAAGGGTGGCGTGATGCACACTCTAAACATTTGTATTTATTATCTAGTCAAGGCGCATACTTCAAGAAAACATTTTATGATGCTACTGAAGGGCGTAATAAGTCCTCATGTATTCGTTATCCTAATTTCTCTCTTGATCAAGAGTGTGATGATTTACATAGTTCAAAGTTTACAGAAGTGTCTTACTATTACCCCAATGACATATGGAGCTTTCAAGAGGCTGGATTATGGGTTAAAGGTAAGATAGTTGATGATAACGATGATAACAGCGATACGAAAGATGATAAGTTCGAATTCTTAGAGCAGTTCTGCGAATACGATTTAGACGGTGACGGTTACGAAGAGCCGTTAATCGTTACAGTGCACAAGCAATCTAAGAAGGTTGTTAGAATTGTTCCTCGTTGGGATGTTGAAGGTATTCACGTTAATTACGAAGGCAACACATATAATCTCGCTGAACTAATCAAAGCTAAAACGGCTGACGCTGAATCATCAACAGAAGACCAAGAGTTTAACGATATACAAGCACAAGAAAAGCTTAAAGATATCGAATCAAAAGCTAAGATGATCCGCATTACACCAATGGACATCATAACTTACTACGGATTTATTGAATCAACTGATGGTTCATTCTTAGGGCAAGGCTATTTACATCTAATTAGCTCAACGGTTAAAGGCATTAACAAAGGTACTAACGCCTTATTTAATGCTGGAGAATTAGCCAACTTACAAGGCGGCTGGTTATCTAAAGAACATCGTGATAAAAAACGCGGACCATTTAAAACTAAAGCTGGTGTATTTAAGCAAACTAACATCACCGCAACCAACTTACAAAACTCTGTGCTAAACCTGCCGTTTAAAGAGCCATCAGCCACGCTATTAGCATTAGTTGATAAAATAGAGGGCAGTGTTAAGGAGATGTCTAGCCAGTTCAACTATGAGCAGGTGCTTAGCCCTAACATACCAGCAGCTAGCGTATTAGGTGTATTGCAAGAAGGTATTATTCCTACATCATCATTGTTAATGAATGTTATTAACTCGATGAGTAAAGAGTTTGCCATTCTATTTACGTTGAATCAGAAGTTTACCGACCCGTTAATATATCAATCGATTACCGGTTCACAAGAATTCAATACAGATTACACGCAAGACATCGAGATAGCGCCAACTGCCAACGCTCAGTTTAGTAACCAGATGCAGAAGATTACAATTGCACAAGCTCAGATGGAGCAGATACCCATGGTCCAACAAATGGGCGGTAATGCTGTGCCAATTATTAAGGGTTACTTTGAAGCGCTTGGTACGCCGAACATGGATGCTATATTCCCTGAAGAAATGAGCGACGAGGATAAGAAAACAAACGAGGCTATGCAGAAACAGCAAGCAGCTCAAACTGAAGCTTTAGAGTTCCAGAATGAATTACTTAAAGGGCAGGTTGATCAAGGTAATCAAGCGTTAGAAATAAAAGGTCGTGAAGCTGACGCTAAGATTGAAGAGATTCAGCGCGAGTCTGATCGCAAAGATGCTGAGCTACTAGAAAACTTAGAGAAAATAAAGGCTGAGACTCTACTTAAGAATGAAGAGGCTCAGACTGAAGACATGAAGAACGATCATCAAATGTCGATGGATATAATAGACAGGGTTATCAACCTAACTGCGGCACCTAAGTAAAAGGTTAAGCCCTATTTAGGTAGGGCTAAGCTATTATTTAGTATTCTAGATATAACTCCACTTGTTCGTGTGTGTGGATTAAATCAATTAGTTCTTCAGCTTCTTTAATTCCTGCGTGTAGCAAGCCTTTTAAAAATTTAACATCCCCATTATCTACAATTACAGAGCCATCCCAACAAGAGCCATCGCCTCCAAACCTATAAGATCCTATCGCTCTTTTTAGTTGATTCTCAAAATAACCACTCGGGCTTTCTATTGGTTTCCATACTAAAGTGCTACTCATAACTACCTCCAACTAGCATTCTTACCACATGAATTACTTGTAAACTTAGGCGCTGATAACTGCCTCATAGCTAATGACCCACACTCACATTTGATCGTTTGAGTATCGCTATCAATAAGCTTCTCATATTTACGCTGACATGAGCCGCATTTAAAGTTAAGTGTTATCATTTCATTCCCTCTATCATCTTGTTTAATTTGTCGTGCCTATTTGGATCTGCCATCATTCGCTCATATGTTCTCGATGATATAGACCAGAATTCGTAGAAGTCTTGTCGTCGATAACCTTTAGCGTGTATTTTCTTAGTAAAGCTATTCATTTATATTCTCCGTCAGTTTGTCGTATTCAAAGATTAACCCATACGTTATATAATAGCAATGCAATATTAATTCACTAAAGAGACTGTGATGATAAAAGAGTTTGAAATCTTGCTACAAGAGCTAGACCACGTAAACCCCGATTTAACTCCAGAAGATGTAGTTGATTGGATATCCCACCCAGTAACACAACAATTATTCCGAGACGCAAAAATAAACCTTATTAAGTCACTAGATGGCTTAGACGACGTACCTTTAGATACTCTAGCTATTGCTCAAGCATCTGAAAGTAAGGGTGAGCGTAATACTTATAAATGGCTATTAGAATGGGGACTACCTGATGAAAGTGACAAAGATTAAAGAAATCGACGCAGTATGGTGTACGGCTGAAACCGACGAAGGTGAAAAGCACATGACCATTGAAAGCGCTATGTTGTTATTAGTCAAACCTAAGAAAAAGGAAAAGAAAAGTGTCACTAAAAAAACTAGAGATTAAAGATATAGAACCATGCGGATATAATGTTCTTGTTGAGCTATTAGATGTAAAAGACACATCTGAAGGCGGTATTATTATGTCGTCTGAATATGTCAATAAAGAACAGTCGGCCATGGTTATATGTAAAGTACTTAAGTTTGGTCCGGCTTGTTTCCTTAATCATGATTCGGGAATTAACTCTCCTGAAGCGTGGGGGATATCTGTTGGTGATTATGCTCAAATACCAGGGCATGCATATCAACGAGTAGCCGGAGAGAAATCCAATATGGTTTACGTATTAGACCATGACATCAAAGCTAAGGTAAATATCTAATGAGCGAACTAGAGAATGCAATAGAGAATAAAGACGAAGCGGAAATTAAAGATCCGATTGAAATGCCAAAGGTCAACGCCTTTGAAGCTAAGGCACGTCAAAAAGGATGGTTGTCTGCTGATGAACTAAAAGAAAAGAAAGGTGATGACTTCGATCCTGACAATGTAGTTAGTGCTCGTCAATTCGTCGAGAAAGGCGAAATGATTAGCGCTATTAACCAACTTAAAAAGCAAGTAAGAGATAATGAAGGTCGAATGGTCGATAATAATGCATATTGGAAGGTTCAACTTGAAGTTCAAAAAGATGAGTTATTATCCAAGCGTGATGAAGCTATCGATCTTGCTGATAAAGATGAAGTTAAAAAGATTGATGGACAAATTAAGAATATCGAGAAGCAAGAAGGTAATTTAAAACCCACTGCTCCACAGTTTGATCCTGCTGACATCCAAGCTGAAAACAATTACTTTGCATCGTTAACAAATCGTAGCCAGAAGTTATTCGCACAAGACGCAGCTAACCAATATATCAATCAAGGATATGCGGGCGCTGATTTAGTGGATGCCATCAAGCTTGATATGGATAAAGAATTTCCAGCTAAAAATCCTCGACGAGAAGAGGCGACGTTAACCACTAGCAAATCTCGTTCTAAACCGTCCGGCGAAAAAACCACTGTTGATAATCTTGGAGATATGGAGCGTAAAATCATATCCGCAATGAGAAATTCAAACAGTAAGTATGCTAAGAAATCTGATGGTGACATGCTTAAAATTATAGAGGATTCGAAACGATGAGTAACAATAACAGTAAAGACCAAAACACAAGGTCAAGACCTACCCATCATCAAGATGAGAGGTCAATTAAAATGACTATCTTAAATGAAATGGAAGAGATGGCACAAACTCGCATTAAATCAAAAGGATCTAGTCGCGTAGCTTTAAGCCCTAAACTGAAGTTGGAATGGTCTGATTGTGAAGAAGGGTTCTATTATCATTGGGCCTCAGACTCCGAGAATTACCCTATAAACTTGCAACAGATGTGTGATGCGGGTTATACTTTCGTTAGACATAAGCACGGCTCAGCGGCTGGTGAACTAGTTATCCAGAATTCCAAAGGCTGTCAATTGTACTTAATGAGATGTCCTCAAGAATACTTTGAGGAAGACCAAGCAATAAAGAATGCTAAGTCAATCGCTCAGCATGCGGAAATATCGCAAGTAGGTAATAGAGAATATGCCGGAACCTCTAAAGAGTTAGGGCAGGGCAAAGTAGCTCAGTTAAGTATCGAAGAGAACCCAGACGCTATACGCCTTATGGAAGGTGATTAGCTTTTAATCGGCCATTACTTTGGTTATTCGATTGATAAAACATCCGTTTTTATTTTTTGGAGATTAAACTAATGGCTTTTAATTTAGATTTAAGCCAAGGATCTGCAGACCATAACGGCAAACTCGAAACTTTTTCTGTTGCCGCTACACATTCTACAATCCTTGCGCCCGGAGATGTTATTGTCCTTACAGGTACATCTGACACCGACGGTATCGCTGGCGCTGATGCTGGCGCACAAGGCGCTGCTATCACAGGCGTTATCGCATCAATCGACCCTACTTTTGTTGGTGAAGCTCTAAGCGACACCGGATTACCTGCATTAACCGCTGGTAATCTTAAGGCACACGTCGATCCTAACCTGAATTTTATTGTAAATGTAACTGGTGGTGCTCTAGGTGCTGCAGACGTTGGCTTAAATGCTGACGCTGATGTTACCGCTGCAAGTAAATCAGGTGGTTTAACTATTAGTAACATGTCTTTAGATTCTTTAACTAAAGCTGGTACTGCAACACTTCAATTCCGTATCATGGGCTTAGCCCCTAATGATGACGGTGTAATCGATGGCTTAACAGCACGCGTTCGTTTGAATAATTCTACAATGCGCGCCGGAACTGCAGGAGTTTAATCATGTCAGGTACTATAGCAACTGGTAATATACCTCGCCTCCTACAGGAAGGCATCCATACGATTTACGGTGATTCATATAATGAGCGTGAAATGCTTTGTTATCGAATCTTCAATGAAAAAGAAAGCCGTAAAGCATTTGAAGTAGACGTACAGTTTGAAGGTTTTGGCTTAGCAGCTAAAAAGCCTGAAGGCCAAGAGATTCAATTTGATTCTCGCCGTCAAGGTTTTACTCCTAAGTATATTCAGGCAACAATCGCTAAAGGCTTTGTTGTTACTGAAGAAGCAATGGAAGATAACCTTTATGATGTGGCCCTTGCTGATGCTTCGGCACTTGGTAAGTCAATGCGCGTAACTAAAGAAATCATTCATCACAACATTATTAACAACGGATTTAACTCCGCGTTTGTAATGCCTGATGGTGATGGTAAGCAGTTATTTGCAACCGATCATTTAAATGGACCTACTAACGCAGGTACATTTTCAAATCGTTTAGCTGTAACCGCTGCTTTTTCTGAAGCTTCACTGGAAGATTTGTTAATTCAAATCGACAAAGCTGATGATGCTCGTGGTAAGCCAATTAATCTACAGCCTGAATTGTTATACGGCGCTCCTGATTTACGCTTCGAATTTGAGCGTGTTCTTGGTTCTGTATTGCAAAACGATACTGCTAACAATGCTGTTAATGCTGTTAACTCGTTAGGCTCAGTACGTCAAGGTTGGATGACTTCGGTTTATCTTACTAGTGCAACGGCTTGGTATCTTAAAACTGATGCTGATGCTGGCTTGTGTTCATTCACTCGTCGAGCTATGGCATTCGGTGAAGATAACTCGTTCACTACTGGTAACGCTCGCTTTAAAGCATCAGAACGTTACATTCCAGGTTGGACAGACCCTCGCGGCTGTTACGCTGGTAACTCGTAGTATGTATAGGGAGGTTAAACCCTCCCTTTTTAATTTGTGTCCCTGTTGGTTAAGTTGCGGTTTAAATCCGTGAGGCACTAGGAGAAATAAAATGTCAAACCGTTTAGAAAGTACAACAGCATTCCCTAATGGGCTTCATTCATTCTTAGTCGATATTAACTCAGTTGATAAAGTAGCTAACTATACCGTAGTTATTACTGATGACTCGGGTATATCATTTACATCTAAATTAGATGGTATGGTATTTACTCTTCCTTCAATCGCTATCGGCAATACATTAACTTTTATTAATACTGCTCGCGATGGTGAAGCTGAGATGAGTCTCAATCCAGCAACATTGGACGGTATCACTTACGCTGGAAGTTCAACTGATAACAAAGATTTGATCAATACTAAAGCTACGTCTAAATATGGCGATTACGTCACATTAGCAAGCCTAGATGGTTTAGTTTCTTGGCAGGTAGTATCTGCACGAGGTGTTTGGAATAAGGAAGCTTAGTCATGGGCAGAACCAGAGAAGCGGAACAGCAGCAGAAAGGTAAGCAAATTCCCGACAATGAACAAGGGAATAAGTACAAAGGTAATCGCAACCCTAAAAAGGGTGGATCCGGTTACTAATGGCCAAGTACCGCAAGCATAAAATGATATATAAGCCTGGAGACTTTAAAGTTAGATCTGATGAGTCCGGGCTTACTTGTATGGATTCCCAAACCAAATTAACTTGGGAAGGTTACAAGCGAGAAAAAAGCGAGTGGGATCCTAAGCATCCACAACTTATAATTTATCCACATGAAGACCGAGTAGCCGTGCAGAACTCACGCCCCACCAGTGAAGATGATGCAGATCTACCTTTCGGTGAAGGCGATGCAGATGACCTCTAGCGCAACATATTCAAGAACAGCAATCGAGATAGTAAAACGCGCACTTAAATTAATACGCGTTGTTGATGCTGAATTACCCGTTGAAGGACAAGACAGAGAAAATGGTTTTGATGCTTTAAATGGCTTTGTTAAATTCCTACAAACTGAAGGCTTCAACCTTTGGCGTGAAACTGAAGCTTTTATACCTTTAGTTAAAGGTCAGCAATCTTACTTGCTTGGTCCTAATGGTGATCATGCTTTTGATGCTGATGACTTTATTGATACCACATTATCGGCAGACGCATTAACTGGTGCCACATTATTAAGCTTAACTTCCACTGCTGGAATAGAAGCTGCTCCTGATATTTTATTATCAGACCCCACAACATCCACTCAAGACTGGACAACAACTAACGGCACGATAGCAATAGTTGATAACAAATTAGTCTTAACAAATACAACTAAAGCTTTTACTGATTTATCGCTAGTTACAGAGGTTGGTAAAACATACATCGTCAAAGCTGTATACGAGCGCGGAAGCTCAGCAAATGCAGACTTTGAGATAAGAGATGTAGACGGACTTATCATATGTACAAACCTTGCAGCGTGCGGTACTGCTAGATTAGAGTTTACAGCTAGACAGAAATCAACAACATTTAGATTTCAAAACGGACTTGGTACTGTCGGATTAAAGAACACTATCTCTGATTTAAATTACATTGATAAAGCTACCGGCGATAAGATTGGTATATTCCTAAATGACAATACCCGTCAATGGACTAATATTTTATACTTGTCACCTTTTGAAATAGCTGACGGTTTAACTGGTCCTGCTGATTCTGGAAACTTAATATACTCTTATACTAATTTAGTTCCTCGGCCGATGAGTATTACTAATTTACGTTATAGAGAAAACCTAACATTTAATGATACACCTACGACTGACTGGTCGAGAGTTCAATACTTCGAGCAACCGGACAAAGCTAACCAAGGCACCGTAACTAAGTGGTATTACTCACCTCAACTAAATGATGGTCGGCTATATATATGGCAACCTGCTAGTTCTAGCGCTGCATTACTACCGTTTACCTACATACGCCCGTTAGATGTCACAGACGATAACGCTGATACGTTAGATTTTCCTTCTGAATGGTTTGATTTATTATCATTTGGCACTGCTGACATGTTATCCGCTGAATATGACGTACCTGAAAAAGCACTAGCAAGAGTCGCTACTAAGTATCAAGAGTTATTAGATCAAGCATTAGGATTTGATAACGATGGTTATGTCATGATTGAAATAGATTATGAGGGCCGCAGATAATGGGTGAACCAACGGCTTTACCATTACATAACGGCTTTTATCAGTCTGAAGCTTTACCGGTAGCATCTCAATTCTGTCAGAATATGTATGTAAATATTCCAGAGGTTACCGGCGCTATATCTGATTCTCAACTATACCCAACACCGGGACTTGTCGAGATTGTAAATACCGGCAGCACTGAGATAAATAGAGGATCGCACGTATTAAGTGATGCCCCTTACTTTGTGAATAACACCACTTTATACCGGCTAGATACGGACGATACAGTCACAAGCCTAGGCACAGTAGAGGGT